GGCTGATTGAGAAGTTTCCACAACTTGGCGCAGAGGAAATAGAATTGTTCAAATCCATCAACAGCACAGAAGACTTGGAAGACATTGCCCGGTCACAAAACATGGGTAATAAAGAATTCAAAGAATTGTTTAAATAAACATGACTGACTATCAATGCAAATTTTGCAACAACGCATTCACTAGAGAACGAACTTTAAGTAGTCACATGTGCGAGAAGAAACGCAGGTGGATGAGTAAAGATGAAATTGCTGATAGAATTGCGTTTAGTGTATGGACAAATTTTTTAAAGTATGTTAGTCCTAATGCAAAGAAAGTTAAAACAGTCGACGACTTTATAAAGAGTCCGGACTACATTGGGTTTATAAAATTTGCTAACTATATAATTGTGCTGAAGCCAATGGAGTCTGAAAAGTTTATCCATTGGCTTTTTAAAATGGGTGTCAGAATGAGTGATTGGCAAAAGCCAGGAACCTATCAACTTTTTATACAGGAGAGTTCTAAATTAGAAACAGCAGAAAGAGCACTAGAAAAAACTATCATCTCAATGAGAGAATGGAGTGAAGTAGCTGGAGAAGATTGGCAGGACTTTTTTAAAAAAGTCCCATCCGCAACCGCAATGAATATGGTGGTAATGGGAAAAATTAGTCCTTGGATTATTTATTCTTCAGACGCCGTTCAATTATTGCTGGACCGTATGGAACCAGGTCAAATTGAAACAGTAACAAAACATGTGGACACAGAATGGTGGAAAAAGAAATTAAAAGAAAACCCGCAAGAAGCGACATGGATAAACACAACAATGCAACAGGCGATCGGTTTGTCGAGTTAGAGGCCAAGCTTGCTGAGTTCATTGATAAACTAGAAATAGTTGCAATAGAAATGGAAAGAATTAGGATACAACAAAACGACTTAATAAAAATGGTTAAAGATAAATTAAAAAAATGAACTTGCCTGACGTAGACATTGACTTTGCAGACAGAGAACAGGTACTTAAATTGTTGCCGCATATACCTGCAACACAAAAGTCCAACCAAGGAACACAAAAGCACAAAACAGGAGTGTACTTTCATCCTGTGCCGGTGAACCCTTTTACTGGTTGGTGCGATGTAGATTATAAAGAAGCAGAAGCATTGGGATTTTTTAAAGTGGACTTGCTTAATGTAAGTTTGTACAATGGAATCCAAAGTAAAGAACATTTGGATCGTCTAGCCAACCAGGAGCCATTATGGGATTTATTGTTACAGGACGACTTTGTAAATCTGTTATTTCATTTGAACGGGCATGGAGATATTCTCCGGAGGACCCAGCCGATTTCCGTGGAACAATTGTCTGCGGTCCTGGCAATGATACGCCCCGCCAAACGCTATCTGATTGGGAAGCCATGGACGACGATTATGAAGGAAGTGTGGACGAAGCCAGAGAGTGGTGATTATTTCTTTAAGAAGAGCCATGCAACAGCCTATGCAGTGGCCATTGTGGCTCAAATGAATCTGATCTGTGAAAAGATCAGTTATGGATACAGTTAATCTAGCTTTCTAATAAGGCTAATTTGACGGCGTTTTGTCCGTTTAGTAATGACATTTGTTAGACTAGTCTGATACCCATACAGCATTTCAAAGTCCTTTGTGCTGTAGGTTTTTAGGGTGTAGGCAAATCTTCGCATAGGCTCTTTCAGCACTATGTTGATTGGTATAACTCGATTACTCCCCCACCACCATTCCTCGCCACACGCAACGAATAGAAGCTTGTCTTCTTCATCTTTTAATGAGTTATAAACATACATTGTAACAACCGTTTGATCGCTGTTTTGTATAATTCCAACTAATTCTTGGTCGCCGTAACGAACCAAGCTCATGAAAGGGAATCGTTCTAGAAATTCTTTTACTTTAGGATCCATTGCATTTACTTAGCATTTTAAAGATCCACTTGTTGCTAAATAATGACATGGCCACTTTAAACTTAACAATTCCAACGGTATCTTTGAACTATGCGGGTGCAGGTACCGGCCCAAGCAGTACACGATATGTTTCAGACTACACCGACCAACGCATGACTTGGTTTAAGGGTGTAGACAACTTGATGGATATCACAATCATAGGTTCAGATCGCAGGCCAGTTAGCCTATTACACAGAGAAGTCACAATGACAATGTGGAATAGAGAAACTGGCGGCGTGATTTTCCGTCGCCGTGCAATTTCAACAAGTCCAGAAAACGGACAGGCCCGCCTAACCGTTTTTGCTAGAGATCTTATGATGCTTGGTCAAGGCCTTTATACCATTGCCGCAACCTTTGTAGATGATAGAGGATTAGAAACTGCCCTAACTTGGAACCGTGCCAGAGTTGCCGCATTTGATGTTGAAGTAAAAGACGCACCTGTTCCAACAACTCGTAGCACATATGAAATTACCAACTATACCTATGTGGCTGAGAACTTGGGTTCAGTATGGGCATCGTCTGGATTTGATGGACCAACCTACTATCGAAAAGAAACTTCATTGTTCTCTGTTGCAGTATATGCAAGCAATTGGACAGGAACATTAATTGTACAAGGCACATTGGACAATTCAATAAACAGTTCAACATTGTGGGCAAATTTAAAACCACAAACTGATACCACAGCCGTATTGACATACAACGGCTTCACTGGTATCGACCCGTGGAACTACTACGCTGGTGTTAGATGGTTGCGTGTGGTCAGACACACGGACGCATTGAACGCTGGAACCCTTGACAAAGTCCAAATAAGAGTGTAAACTAAACTCTATATGAGTCTAGTTGAAAACACATTACGGGCGCACCTACCTGCATTAAAATCAAGTTCCAATGGTTGGCTGACCATGAACTGTCCTATGTGTGTGCAGAATGGACAAGCAAGACCTGACACCAAACACAGGGGCGGTTTCAAATTCGAACATGATAGGGCAGGGTATCATTGTTTCAATTGCAGTTATACAACTGGCTGGCGCCCAGGTCAACGATTGGGATTTAAACTAATCAAGTTGATGCGAGTGCTGGGCATTGACGAAGGCGAAATACAAAGATTAAAAATACAACTATGGGATCAGGTAGTTGCAGACGATACCATAATTGAAGAACCATTTAAGAAGCCAGACTGGCCAGAAATAACTTGGCCGTGGACAGTTAGAGACTTGACCATTGAAGCCGCAGAGTATCTAGACAGTAGAGGTGTATTAGAACTAAGTGACTGGTATACCAGTACAAGCCCTTTACAAAGCATGGATAGTCGTGTTATACTACCCTATACCAGCAACGGAAGGATAGTTGGATATACAGCCCGATGGATTGGTGATGTACCAGACAAAAAAACTGCAAAGATGATTACCAGCAGGCCACCAAGTTTTGTATTCAACCTAGACAGACAAAGCCATTTGCGTAAGTATACAATTGTAACCGAAGGCGAGTATGATGCACTGACACTGGATGGCGTTGCAATCATGACCAATAGTATTAGTCCAGAACAGGCCAAGATCATTGAAGACATTGACAACGAACCAGTTGTGCTACCAGACAGAGATCGTGCTGGTATGACCTTGGCAATGCAAGCGGCAGAACTGGGTTGGAGTGTCAGCTTTCCAGAATGGCCAGATGGTATCAAAGACGCAAACGAAGCCGCTCAGAGGTTTGGAAGAGTTGCTGTGGTACAAAGCGTGTTATCGGCGATTGAGAGCTCGCCATTGAAGATTAAATTACTATGTAGGCGATGGTGTGTATAAAGTAAAGATAAATTGGAAACTGGATCAGGACACTGATGACTGGTGGAACATGGCATGTATTTGGATGATAGAAGAATTTGGTCTTCCAGGTGACAAGTATAAAACAGAACTAACAGAAGATTATATGATATTTGATTTTGAAGAAAAAGAAAATGCAATGATAGCCGCATTGCGATGGGGGAATGAATATGGCAGATGAAATTAAAGAGTATGGGTTTGAGCTACAGAAACTGTTCTTAGAGTTTCTAGTAAGCAACAGAGACTTGGCGGCAAGATGTCAGAATGTGCTGGATCCAGAACACTTTGACAGACGACTCAGAGCCGCGGCAGAATTTATTAAGACTTATGTAAACGAACATGGTAACATTCCGGATGTTGTGCAAGTAAAAGCAACAACAAATACAGAGTTACAAAACTTAGAAGAACGCTCAACAGAACACAGCAGTTGGTTCTTGACCGAGTTTGAAGGCTTCAGCAGACACAAGGCAATTGAAGGTGCAATTCTTAAGAGTGCTGACATGCTCGACAAGGGCATGTATGGCACAGTTGAAAAGTTAATTAGAGATGCAGTACAAATTGGATTGCCAAAGACATTTGGTACAGACTACTTTGCTGATCCACAGGGCAGGTTAACAGCACTGAAAGATAATAATGGACAGTTGAGTACCGGATGGAAATCACTAGACGATAAACTGTATGGCGGGTTCAACAGAGGTGAGTTAAACATTTTTGCGGGAGCATCAGGTGCAGGTAAGAGTTTGTTTTTGCAAAACNTAGGACTCAACTGGGCAATGACAGGATTGAATACTGTTTACTTTAGTTTGGAGCTCAGCGAGGGTTTATGTGCCATGCGTATGGATGCCATGTTGTCAGACACTCCCACTAGAGAAGTGTTTAAGAAATTAGAACATGTGGATCTCAAAGTGCGTATGGCAGGTAAGAAAGCTGGCATCCTACAAATTGTACAGTTGACAAATGGTGTAACTCCAAATGACTTGTTGGCCTGGGTAAGAGAATTTCAAACTCAGCGCAAGATTAAAGTAGATGCAATCTTGGTTGATTATCTTGACTTGATGATGCCAGCTGGACAAAAGATCAGTGTCAGTGACATGTTTGTCAAAGACAAGTTGGTGGCAGAGGAACTGCGTAACCTAGTGGTCAATGAGCAGTTGTTATTGGCAACAGCGTCACAGTTAAATCGTAGTGCAGTTGAAAGTGTGGAGTTTGACCATAGTATGATTGCAGGTGGTTTAAGTAAGATTCAAACTGCTGACAATGTGTTTGGTATCTACAGTACTCCAACAATGCGTGAGCGTTGTATGGTACAAATACAATTTATGAAAACTCGTAGTTCCGGTGCTGTTGGACAGAAGATTGATTTGAGTTTTAATCCGGATACCTTGCGTATCACAGACATGGCTGGCGACAATAGTGCCAGTACATCTAGAGCCAGTGATGTATATGAAAAGATCAAGTCTAGGACAAATTTAGGAACAACAGTAACACCAACGCTGTCCACCAAATGGGAAAAGCCACAGGCCAAAGAAGGATTTGATTTAGAGAAGCCGCAGGGAGGTACACATGCTTGGGATATTCCACCAAATAATTCTGGTGCAAATGGAAGAGTGACACCTGCGTCTGTGCCAGTTGCCAGTAATGCCAATAGAGATGCACTACGAGCGATTGTCAGTCGTGAAACTTGATTACTTTAATTCAAACGGGTCTTTGGGGGCTTTTGGCTCTTCATCGTCAATGTCAAATCCAACATATCGATCGTCTGTTTCATCTGGATCGTTGTCTAGTTGTTTCTCATTGTCAGCGTTGAATTTTGCAATGTCATTTTTTAAACGATTCATTAGCCCATTGTCACTTGCAATAATATCAATCATACTGGTAAATGCAGAGGTAATTGTCTTTGCTTCAGCAGTACTAACTGGCTGTTGGTCTGCCATTTTGTTCAAAATTTGCATGAAACGGCTGGCTGTTTTGCCATCAACCAGCGGGCGAAGTGCAACTTTTAATCTCAACAGGTCACCAGTGGATATGTCGTGGTCAGGTTCACCAGTATCGCTGTGTGTATTGTATTCGGAAATTTGTTCTAGCTTGTTGGCTAAGTTACGCAATTCCTGTGCGCTGGGTGATAGTTCCACTTTTTAGATCTCCTATTTCAATTCTATTTACCATAAATAACTTAATCATGCGTAAACACACTCGTAGTATATTAGATGAAATTACCGGTCTAGTACCCAAGCAAGACAAGCACTTGCTAATTGAGGGTCTAGCTGTACAGGCCATTGCCCGTGTAATTAATCTAGTAGAAGTAATACAACAAAACTATCCTCAACATCAGTCTGAGGAGTTAATTCGACGATTGCAATTGGCCATCAAAAATGGTGATCCTGCTAAATTTACCCGCGGTGTACGCTCAATAAAGGAAAACGAACTGTGAAAATTCGTGAATTGCAAAGACAAAAATTAAAAGAAGGCTTCTTAGACAATTTAATTTCTAAGGTCAAAGACATGGCTGGCGGAGATGGCCCCACTGGAATTGTCCGAAGCTTGATGGGCCAAGCGCCCAACCTAAACAAATTAGCAGACGAAATTGCCAACAATGCCAGAAGTAAAATACTCACCAGATTGGGCAATCAAAT